GCAGAATTACAAAAATTTGTAAAAGATAGATTACAGATGACACAAGAGTTGTTGTTAGATCATACAGATAAAGCATTAAAAACAGGTGTAATAGATGATGACTTAGCTTTTTCTATACAAAGTGCTAAAGAGTTTTCTAAACGACAAACATTTACAGAACCTATGTTTAGGGATGGTTATATAGTCGGACAGTTTGCTGATGCTATGAATCGTTTTACTTCTACATCACCATTAGCAAAAAGATTCATGTTATTCCTTAGATCACCAGTAAACATAACAAAACGTGCATGGAGAAGAACACCAATAATAAATTTACTTATGCCTGAGTTATTAAAAGAAATTCGTAGTGTAGATCCATTGGTAGCAAGACAGGCAAGAGGGCAATTATTTTTAGGAAATTTATTAGCAGTACCAGCATTTGCAGCAGTATTAATGGGATGGAATAAGAATGATCCAGAAAATCCACCTAAGTTTATATTTAATGGTACTGGTGCTAATTATTTTGGTAGTCAATTTGAAAGGGATGAACTTAAATTACAACGTATGAGTAAAGAGTTAAATGAGTCTATAGGTATATTAAGTGAAAAAGATGGTGTACCTGAGATAGGTGAGGATGGTAAACCTGTGTATAAATATTTTTCTATACAAAAATTAGATCCTGTATCACAAATTTTTGTAAATCAAATGAACTTATTTCAAATGGCACAACAAATGCCAGAACAAACTTTTGGTGAGTTTATGAGTTCGCTTGCTTATTATGGAATTAGATCAAGTCTTAATAAAGCAAACTTATTTGGCATACAGGATATGTTTAAGTTTGTAACTGATCCAAAACGTATGCCTACATTTATACAAAGAAATATATTAACTTCTTTACAACCTAGAATTTTAAAAGATATAAAAAAAGATATACAGCTAGGACAGAAAAATTTAGGTATTATGTCTGAAGCAGAATTTAATCGAACAAGAAGTCAAAAATTAATAAGTAATAGATTTGATGAGTCACCATTTATTAGAAACTTTAGAATATTATTAGATGAATATTCTACAGGTCGTATAGAAGGAAGAACAAAAGATGGGTTTAGAAAGTTTCCATACGAAAGAGAATTTATTACAAACGAATTAGTACCGAAATACTCTAATAAAGAAGGATTAAATTTATTAAATTTTGTAGTTAGTTCTACAAGTAGAAATGATCCATTGATTACTAATTTTAAAATATTAAATTATGTACCAGCAAAACCAATAAAAAATGCTACTACTGCTTTTGAAATACCTAATTTTGAAACAGGTCTTACAGAAGAAGGGGATGCAGGTTTGCCATCAGCGTATTACGATCAATTAATAAGATATATAAATGAGTCAACATTTCCAGAAGGCTCTACAGGTTACGAAAAGTATGGCAATATGAATGTAAGTGAAGCATTGCTACTGTACTTTAAACAACCACATATACAGGCACACATGGAAGAGTTAGAAAAATATAGAAGAGAAAATAAAGTTATAAGACTAGAAGGTAACTTTGCAAGACTTAGAGATTTTGTATTAGAAGGCGATATAGATTTTGGTCAAACAGAAGGTGTAAGAGATATAGTTAGTGATTTTAAAAAATTAGGAAAACAAAAGTTTTTCTTTGATTTCCAAGATCAACCATTTGTTCAAGATGCAATTAAGAAAAAACTTGACGATACATTAAACTATAGAGAGAGTATTAAACAAAACCAAACATTTAAAGACTACTTTACAAGGTAATCATGGCTACTAACCTCGCATCATCATCAACTACCCATACAGGTAATGGAAGTACAAATGTTTTTGCAATATCGTTTCCATTTTTATCAGATAGTGAAATAGATGTTTTTGTTGGTGGTGTACTTAAAACATTTAACACCCATTATACGATTAGTGGTTCTTCTCTTACTTTTACAAGTGGCAACACCCCTGCTAATGGTACATCTATTAAGTTTCAAAGAGATACAGATATAAGTACTAAAAAAGTAGATTTTTCAGATGGTAGTGTATTAACAGAATTTGATTTAGATAGTAACGCAGATCAAATATTATTTGGTTTACAAGAATTTGTTGATATTGTTAATAACGATTTATACAAAAGGGATGGCACTACAACTATTACAGGGTCAATAGTTTTTGAAGGTAGTTCTGATGATGCGAATGAAACAACAATATCAGTAACAAACCCTACTGCTGATAGAACTATTACCTTTCCTGATATTACAGGTACAGTAATCACTTCTGCTGATACAGGTACAGTAAATTCAACAATGATTGCTAATGGAACTATTGTTAATGCCGATATAAATGCAAACGCAGATATAGCTGTAAGCAAGTTAGATCATGGCACAGCTAGGCAAATATTGCAGACTAACGCTGCTGGTAACAATGTTGAATTTACAAGTGATGTTGATATTGATAGTTTAAACGTAGATGGTACAACAACTCTTGACGCTACAACTGTTGACGGAACTCTTACTGCAACTAGCGTTACTGTTGGTGGATTAACTATATCTCACACAATAGATAATGGATCACCGCACCGTTCTGTACTTCTCCATGATGCAACAGATGATTTAAGGTTACAAATTGCTAGAAATCAGATGATTTTTGAAAAATCAGATGGTGTAAACTTTATCTCACTGACACACTCAACAGATGCTAATGATCCTGAGATAAATGGTAGAGTAAACATTTCACACGCTGGTCATGGTGTAAAAATAACCACTAAAACAGACGGAATAAAGGTAACAGGTAAGGTTGATTTAGATAGTATCACAGGTACAGGAGTTGTTACTTCTGGTACTTCTACCAGTGATACACAAGTTTATTCTGCTAAACGTGCTGGGGAAATATTTTATCAAAAAGGTACTTTATCAGAAATACAATCAGGTGAAACTTGGAGTAGTGACGATCAAAAAGTTGCAACTACAGCAGCTATAGATGCAAGGATAATAGACCTAGTAGATGATGTTGGTGGTTTTGTACCAATAGCAAATGAAACAAGTTTTCCTAATGCTAACCCTGATGTAAATAATGGTGCTGGTACTCTTGTCAGCGTACCTTTAGCAAACAATCTTACTTCTAATAGTAGTGGTGTTATTACTATTGCAAATGGTACTGTAGGCAACTCTACAGTTACGATTACAGGAGCTACAGCCAGTTCAACTTTTGCTCAAGGTTTTGGAATAATTGTTGAGACAACATCAACTCTTAATACTTATACATTCCATAGATATGTACCAAAGGCAACTGAGGTAACAACTGTTGCTGGAAGCATATCTAATGTAAATACAGTTGCTACAAACATATCTAATGTAAATGCAGTTGGTACAAACATATCTAATGTTAACTCTGTAGCTGGCAATGCAAGCAATATAAATAGTGCAGTATCAAACGCAAGCAATATTAATGCTGCTGTAAGTAATGCAACAAACATAAATACTGTTGCAGGGAATAATACGAATATAAGTACAGTTGCAGGTATTTCAGCCAATGTAACCACAGTTGCAGGTATTAATTCAGACGTAACTACAATTGCTAATAATATTACTAACGTAAATAACGTAGGCAATAACATTAATAATGTTGTTCTTGCAGGAATAAATAGTACAAATATTACTTCTGCTGTAAATAACGCAAGTAATATAAATACAGTTGCAGGGATAAGTGGAAACGTTACAACCGTAGCTGGTATAAGCAGTAACGTAACAACAGTTGCTAATGATGGTACAGATATAGGTTTAGTTGCTGGATCTATTGGTAACGTTAATACAACAGCAGGGTCTATAGCGAATGTAAATACTGTTGCTGGTTCTATAGCTAACGTCAATACAGTTGGTACTAATATTACAAACGTAACAAACGCATCAAATTACCTAAATAATTTTTTACAACTATACTTAGGAGAAGCATCATCTAATCCTAGTGTTGATGGTTTAGGTAATGCGGTAACAGAAGGCGATTTGTACTTCAATACTGTTGATAAACGTATTCGTGTTTTTAACGGATCTGTTTTTCAAAATATTGGAGAAGGTTTAGTTGAGGTTGCAAAATTTGCTACAGCAGCTTTTAATACCTTATATACAGCTTCAGCAGGTTCTAATAATATAGACTTAGGAGGTCTTGCTGTAACAGGTGCAGTATTTTCAAACGAAGCTATTGCAGCTAATCGTGTATCGCTAGGCAAAGGGTCTGGCACTTTTAACTTAGGAGGAATCTAACTTACCATGCCTGACCAACTACAACTTAGAGGTGGTACAACTACCGAACATAATTCATTTACTGGTGCTGCAAGAGAAGTCACAGTAGATACTACAAAGAAAACACTTGTAGTACATGACGGATCACAAGCTGGTGGTACTCCACTAATGAAAGAAAGTGGTGGTAATGCTGCTTCTACTGTAAGTATTGGTACAGGTGGAAATAATGTAATCAATATTAGTACTGGCCAAAAGGTAGGTATAGGAACAGCAAGTCCAGCGAATTTAGTTAATTTGGCAGCAGGTAGTGGTGATTGTACATTACAACTGTCAAGAAATAATGCGTCTAGCAATGGCAATACTTATGGAAATTTATTATTTACCAGTGACACGAATGTAAATGTAGCAAGAGTTAGAGGAGTTCGTCAAAGTGCTGCTAATAATGCTGCTTTAGTGTTTGATACTGCTGCAAGTGGTAGTTTAAGCGAAAAGATGCGTATTCAGCCTGATGGAAAAATTGGTATTGGTACTACCTCTCCTATTTATCCCCTTGATGTTACTGGATCTATAAGAGCAACTTCTCAAGGTCGTTTTGGAAATGGTACTGCATCAGAACCAGCATATTCATTTAGTGGAGATTCGGATACTGGAATGTATCGTTCTACTACTAATATTCTTGCTTTTTCAACTGCTGGTGGAGAAAGAGTAAAGATTGATGCTGTAGGTAATGTAACCATAAATGGTGGGCAATCTCTATTTTTTCATAATGGTTTTAATGACTCTACTTCAAGAATACAAAACGCTGGTGCTTCTAATAATTCAACCTTAAGATTTCTTACCAGAGAAAATGGTACTGAAGGTGAAAGAATGGTTATTACTTCTGGTGGTGCTGTTGGTATTGGGGTTTCTGGGCCATCAGGAGCTTGTAAGCTAGAGATTGGTGGTAAGTTAATGTTTAGCGGTTTAGATACTGCTTTTGTGTCGTCTGCACGACCCGCAGTTTTTAGGACAGGTTCTACATCAGGATCATATCCATTTAATAATTTTGGACATTTAGTTTTACAATCTAGAGGTGATGGTAGTAATAGAGATATTGTTTTTGCAACAGGTTCTAATGGTGCATTTAAAACAGTAGTTACTTCAACTGGTAATGTGGGTATCGGAAATACAAGTCCAGTACATAAACTAGAAGTAACACAATCTGCTCCAATTCTTGCTATAAGAGCTACATCAGCATCATCTTCCTCAACAGGTAAAATACAATTTGTAAATCTTGATGGTAACAGTAATTATAGGGATGTATGTCAAATCGAAGGTAAAAGCTCAGGTAATGGTGGATATGGAGATTTAATTTTTAAAACACAATTTAATAATAGTCTTATTAATCGTTTGAAAATTGATAAACAGGGAAGAGTTGGAATTGGACAAGATGATGAATTAGCTAATTATGATGCTTCAGCAGATAGATTAGTAGTTGGTGATGGTAGTGCTGATGAAGGTATTACAATCGTTTCTGGACAATCAGTAGGTCATCATGGATCTATTTACTTTGCGGATGGACAGGGAGCAACTAATAGCAAGAGAGGACAAATAAGATACGAACAAAATACAGAAGCAATGAAATTTGCAACGGCTGGTAGTGAACGTCTACGTATTACATCTACTGGAGACATTGGTGTGGGAACATCAAGTCCAGATGGTTTACTTCATGTAGTAAATAATAATGCATTTGATACAAAGGTAATTATTGAATCAACTGCAACTAACTCATATCCAACCTACAGCTTAAAAAATGACGCACGTCAATATAGTTTACAGATAGATGGTGCGACAGATAATTTGCGTATCTATGACACAACAGCAACCGCAGAACGCATAACTTTAACTCCTTCTGGCAACGTAGGTATTGGCCATGATTCACCTAGTAGTTTTAGTAGTTCAGCAAACACATTAGTTGTAAGTGAAACTACTGGTAATGCTGGTATTTCTATTCATGCTGCTGCTGCTAATGCTTCATCTAGTGTATTCTTTGTAGATGGTACTGGCTCTGGTGCAAATGGTATTGGAAGAATAATTTACTCCCATCAAGACGATTCAATGGCATTTTGGGCTTCTGGCGCACAAGGTATGTTACTTATGAGAGATGGCTCACACCATGAGTTATTTTTAAATACTGCCACACAACTAGCTGGTGCTACTTTATCAGTTCACACAAATGGAACTTGTGGTATTGGTTTAAAAGTTAGCGCAGATAATACCCAAAAACATATTGCGTTTGCTAATACTAATGGAGAAGTTGGAAGTATAACAACTAATGGTTCAGCAACATCATATCAAACTTCTTCAGATTATAGATTGAAGGAAAATGCAGTTGCTATTGCAGATGGTATTACAAGATTAAAAACACTAATACCATATAGATTCAATTTTAAATCTGACCCAAGTACAAAAGTTGATGGATTCTTTGCACATGAAGTAACAGCAGTACCAGAAGCGGTTACAGGTACAAAAGATGAAGTCGATTCTAACAACAACCCTATATATCAAGGTATAGATCAAAGTAAACTTGTACCATTACTTGTAGCTGCTGTTAAAGAACTTATAGGTAAGGTTGAAGCCTTAGAAGCAGCGTAAACCGTATTGCTTCGATACATTACTATCGTTAAACTTTAAATTAATTACAAAAAAATTATGTCAAAACTATCTGAAAGATGCGAGCAACGTAAGCAAGAAGCACAAACTCTTGCTGATAAGTTTAATACTGTAAAAGCAGAAATTGAAAAACTTACACAAGAAAATGCTCAAACATATCAACAATTTGAAAATACAAAAGCAAAGTATGAAGAGTTAGTTGATCTTTTAAGAGAAGAAGAAGGAGTAAAAGTTTCTACAGGAAAAGAAACTTCTAGCGAAGTTGTAGAATAAGGTTAAACTGTTAATAAAGTTTATTTTTAATTATGGCTGTAACTTGGGATGTTGTTTCTTTAGATTCAACAAAAACTGTTGGTTCTTTATCTGACGTAGTAACTACTGTTCATTGGACAGCAACCGATTCTGAAACTGTAGGTAGTGGTGATTCTGCTGTTGTTCATACAGGAGAATCTTATGGTTCTGTAGCACTAGCTGCTGCTGATAGCGGATCTTTTACTGCTTATAAAGACATTACAAAAGATAATGCTATTGCGTGGGCTAAAGCTGCATTAGGATCTGACGAAGTGACAGCTATTGAAGCAGGTCTTGCTGCACAGATTACAGCATCTAAAGCACCTACTACTTCTGCTGGTGTGCCTTGGTAATTAGTTACATTTCCATTTTTTAAGAGCAAGTCCTTTTCTTGTTAACTTACCGCCTTTACTGGTAGCACCTTTAACACCTTTCATTCTGGCACAAAAAGATTTACGTCTTTTAGCAGCTTTACTACCACGTTTAACTTTGCCTGTTACTGGTGCTTTTAAATTGCTACCTGTTTCTCTATTTATTTTATCTCTACCTTTTTTAGTAAGACCACCAGTTTTACTCTTGTGTTCTTTGCGTAGCCTTACTGATTTAGCCATTAGGAGACAGTAAATACTTGATTACTTTGTGCAAGTTTTCTATGTATTTCATCCTGATAGGCTTTATCTGTTTTATATCTAGGATCTCTCATAGCAGCTACTACTTCTGCGTTAGACCTAAATACATTTGTAGATGGTGTATTAGAAGATTTACCTGACATTAGTTCTGGCTCAATACCTTTACTAGCTTTGTACTTATTATACATATTTTGTACAGCAAGAGATACCTGTGTAACTGTAGAACCTTCACCATCAACTATGTTATTGTAGCTTTGCTTTTCTTCAGTAGGTAATGTTTTATCCATCCACATAAGCATTTCTTTGTATTGCTTCTCACCACCTGCAATGCCTACAATCTCGTCATAAGGATCATCAGTATTATAATTTTGTTCTGTAGCTCTACCTGTTAAATAAGAGTCTATTAATGATCTAGGTAATCCTGTACTTTCTAACTCTGCATACATTTCATCAGTAATCGTTCCATTGTTTTCGTGGAAATGCTTAGAAATTTTAAAAGGATCTACATTATTTTCTTCAAATAATTCACCTAGTTTTTCACCGTAAACATCTTTTGTTTTACCATAATCAACAGTACCATCTTCATTGTAATACTGTTCATAACCTTCTTCTTCAGTAGTTGCTTCTTCTTCAGTAGCAACTTCTTCGTCAGAATCTTTTGCTGTCAATTTATTCTCTAGTTCTTTATAACTAGCAATCAAATCTTCTTGTGATTTAAACTTGCCTAATATCAGACCATTTTCATCTGTTTCATTTTCTGCAAGTTTTGCTATGTCATCAGCAGACATAGGTGGTGTTTCATTAACAGCTACTTTTGATTCCATAATTTTTAATTAACTATAAGTTATTGTATTGCCATGTGGAGTTTTGACATCCCCTGACTTTGCTGGTGTAGGATTTTCTTCATACTCACCAATTCTGCTTACTACAGCATCCTCTTCTTTTTTTACATAACGACCATTTTCGTCACGTTCTTTTTTAGGCTTCTGGGTTTTGCTCGGCATTAGCTTGCTCCGTTGCTAGTTGTTGTGCTTGTAGAACATTCTTAGGATCAGCTAATTTAGAGCCTAAAGCAGCAGAACCTAAAGATTGTACAAGCTGTTGCTGTTGCATAGCTTGCATTTCTTGTTCTATCTCTTCCCTAGACTTTACAAGATTATTGGTATCTATGCCAACACTTGTAGCTAAACGCTTAATAGCTTCATCTAGGTTCATGTATTGACGTAGTATATCGCCACCTAATGCTTGGGCTACTGTAGTTATAAATTCTATTAATCTAGCCTTATCAGAGTTACGACCAAGACCATTAATACCTGTAACTATTTTTGGCTTAACTAGATTGTCAGGTAGCTTTTGCAACTTACCAGACCTTACCAGCATATGTATTCTACGTTTGATATAGGGTAGCTGAAACTCATTACTTAGTATGCTGTATATGCCACCTAAAGCCTGTTCTAGTTCTGTTGCCATTACTTGTATCTCAGTACTTGTAACTCTCTCTGCATCCCTTTGTACACTTTTAGCCATTAAGAAAGCGTGTTCTAATCTTGATTCAATACGTTGTATAGCTTGAAATGCAATGCTTAGATCAGCAGCTTTGTTTACTTGTAAGGTACTGACATCACTAGCAAGTCCTTCTCTTACTGCTCCGTTTGGTGCAGAACTAAGTGTTGCTGCTCTGGTTACACCATTTGGGTTTACAAGAAACAAACATTTCGCACTA